GTGGGTTTAACTTTTTCCCCCAGCGCACGATTATTTTCTTGCAATGGGTTTAACTTTATGGCACTATATACAACGCACAAACAAAGGAGCCTTTTTGATGCGCACACTTAATCTTCCCCATGAAATCACAGTCACCGTCGCCCAGCCTTATGAAGAAGGTTATGTGCTGACCGCAGCCGAAGCTGAAAAGCTCAACCAAGTCTTTGCCGACAGCATCCGCACATCTCTAATGTCCAAGCTCAAAAAGCTCGATGACAAAGAAGATCACTCCAAAGTTGAGAAAATGTTCCAGCAGTTCGCTGACAACTACGCTTTCTCAATCCGCACACCTAAAAATGCTGCTGATCCCGTCGCCAAAGAGGCGAACAAAATCGCAAAGGAACAAGTGTTCGCAGCGATCAGAAAGAAGGGCGGTAATCCCGCAGATTACAGCGCAGAACAAATCGCAGAATACGTTACGAAAGTTCTTGAGCATAAGCCGGAAATTCGTGAAGAAGCTGCAAGACGCATCGACTCAAGCCGTAAAATCGCCGGGGATCTTCTCGACGACCTCTTGGACGAGGCGGCATAGTTTCAAGGTTCGACTCCTTGAAAACAGGGGCATATACCTCCCGCCCCTGCCCTTGGGGGGAGCTTTCGGGCTCCCCTCCTTTTACACTAACCTAATGGCCTTTTAATGCGTGAAGCTGAACTCCTCTACGAAGCCTACCATTCTGACTTTGGGATAGAAGTCGAGCTTCTCGGAAACTATCAAGTATCTCTGCAAAGGTTATACGCAGCAAAACGTAAAGATCCTGACCTCGAAATCATCCAAATCTTCAAATCTCCCTCATCCCACAATCATATCTGGATAGTTAAAAACGACACTTTGCGCCATCCCAATGCGCCACAGGCGCAGCCAATTAAACAAAACCCCCAAGGCGACGGACCTCTTTACTCCCTAGCCGACCTTCTCGGAGACGAATGAAATGGGCGCGAGGCTCGAAGACGAAACCACGAAAATTCACTTCCACATTTTTACAAAGGATCTTGAACGAATTGACGCGCTTTTCTGCAGACAGGGGCACCGCACGGTCGGGCGCTCCAAAGCACTACGCCTAATCATCCATTCTTACCTTTCCCATCTGGAGAAGAAGTCAAATGCCAAACCAGTCAAATTCGACCCCTCAGTCGGAGAACTTATCACCTAACATCGACCCGCTCGAGGAGGCATCAGAATTCTCCCTCGAAGAACTTATGAACCGTGCGCCGCAAATTTCCGACGCAGAAGCAGATCAAATCATTTCATACCTTCGTGCCCAACGCGAAAAGTTCGCACAGCAAGAAGCAACGCCAAAAGTCAAGAAGGAGCGGAAAGCTCCCGCAAAAGGTCCGAAACCAAAACTATCCGTTGATGAATTACTCTCAGGCCTAGATTAAACCGCCAAAGGAGCCCTTGGCATGACATCTTCAGAACTACAAGAACTCATTGACTCTCTGCGTCATCAAGCAGGGACGTGGATGGGAGACGAAGCCTGTGAGCAACTCGAGCGTTTAATTCAATACACGCTAAAAATTCACGAGCGGTCCTCACTTATCGACGCAAAATTAAAGCAAGGCTATCGGTTCATTCAGACCGGCAGCGGCCAACATTCCACCAACTAAGTCAGGGACTCCCCATGACCACCAACAATTCACTCTCCAAAATATCCCCTAACTTCCAATTCGCATGGGACTCAACATCCATCGGGGCATTCAAGACATGCCCACGCTTGTATCAGCTTTCGATACTTGAGGGCTGGCAACCACGCGAGATCAGCGTTCACCTAACCTTCGGGCTGCATTTCCATTCGGCCCTTGAGAAATACGACCATCTGCGTTTTGGCGGCATGGATTACGACCAAGCACTTCGTGAAGTCGTGAAGTATGTGTTGACAATTACATGGGACGAGAAGAAAAATCGTCCGTGGATCTCAGACGATCCAAACAAAAACAGGCTCACACTTTTGCGCTCGGTTGTGTGGTATTTGCTGCAATTCGCCGACGATCCTATCGAAACAGTTCGCCTTGCCAACGGCAAACCAGCGGTTGAATTATCGTTCCGCTTTGACAGTGGTTACACAACGTCTCACGGCGAGAGCATTCTTTTGTGCGGGCATTTGGACCGTTTAGCAATGCTGAATGGCAAGGCCTTCGTGCTTGACCGCAAGACCACAAAATCCACAATCAATTCTTCCTTCTTCGACAAGTTCTCCCCCGACAACCAGATGACCCTTTACGCTATCGCCGGGAAGGTTGTTTACAACATCCAGATCGAAGGGATCATTGTTGACGGCGCACAGATCGCACAATCATTCACACGCTTTTTGCGAGGCACAGTCCCAAGGTCCGAACCAGTCCTAGAAGAATGGTATTACGATCTCGGCCAATACCTTGCGACCGCAGAGTTGTATGCCGCCAATGGCTACTGGCCGATGAACGACAAATCATGTGGCCAGTATGGCGGTTGTCCGTTCCGCAAAATATGCAGCCTTCCACCTTCTGTCCGAAAGGAATGGCTCAAGGCCGACTTCACCCAACGGATCTGGGACCCTCTCCAAGTCCGAGGTGACATTTGATCGATCTTATCATCGTTCTTGTTGGCACTTTCGTCATCACCATCACCCTCGCAGCTTTATGGAACCAATAACATGCCTCCACTTTCACAACATCATTCATCCACAACCACAAAGCTGCTTTTCGTTGGCGATAGCGGAGCGGGAAAGACCGGCGCATTGGCCAGCCTTGCATCCGCTGGCTTTAAGGTTCGCATTCTTGACCTTGACAATGGAGTGGATGTCCTACGCGACCTCCTGACCAACGGGAAATATTCAAAAGACGCCATTGAGAACGTCGAGTATGTCACCATTACCGAGCCCATGAAGAACCAAGGCGGCAAGTTGGTGCCCGCCAAGGCATCTGTCTGGCAGCGTGTCGCCGGGATGCTAGGCGATTGGAAAGATGGGGACCGCAGCCTTGGCTCCATCACCACATGGGACGACAACACAGTCCTTGTGATTGACTCCCTGACCATGCTTTCTGATGCCGCTTTATCCTACATCCTCGCCATGAACGGACGCCTTGGCCAGCACCCGCATCAAGCCGATTGGGGACTCGCGCAAGCACTTGTCGAAAACCTTTTGCGAATGCTCTATGACGAGGGAGTCAAGTGCAATGTGATTATAAATTGCCATATCAAACCGATGGGGGACGACTCAGGGCCGGAGCGTTACTATCCCAACACTTTAGGCAAAGCACTCCCGCCAAAAGTCGGTCGTTATTTCAACACGGTTCTGCTTGCTCAAAGTTCTGGTCGTGGGGCAAATCTCAAACGCCAGATCTTCACGACATCACAAGGCACTATTGAGTGCAAAAATACAGCGCCCTCGAAGGTAGCGCAGAGTTATCCGCTTGAGTCCGGCTTAGCCGATTACTTCAAGGCGGTAAGGAATTAACGCCAGTGGCGTTAATGTTGGCCCATCACTGGGTCTATTTTAATGGAGAAAATGTATGTCTGTAAACTTCAAAGACCTCTTATCAACCAAACTCGATGACGTAAAAGCACCATCAGCCCTTCCAGAAGGAACTTACCACGGAACAATCTCATCCTTCGAATACGGAGACAACAACAAAAACAAGACCCCTTACGTTCGTTTTGCTCTTAAATTTCACTCAACCTCAGACGACGTAGATCCAAAGGACCTTGCAGACATCGACCTCGCATCTCGCAAGCTCTCCACGGACTTCTACCTCACACCAGACGCCCGTTGGAGACTCAAGGAGTTCCTTGTTTCTCTCGGCCTTAAAACCGACGGAGGTTCGTTCGACGAACTGATCCCAGAGGCAGTTGGTCAAAGCGTGATCGCGTATGTCACGCAGCGTTTCAATCCAGAACGCCCTGATGATCCGCCACGCAACAACATCAAGTCGGTAAAAGGTGAGGCATAAGGCTTACGCCTATTAATCACAGAGGGGGCGAGGAGCCATTTGCCCCCTCTACTCAAACCCCAGAAGGCCAACATGACTAGCATTGCTCTCAAAGACATTTGGATTGATCGCGGCACACGCCAGCGCAAGGAGATTGTGATTGATGATCTCCTCGAAAGCATTCCCAGACGTGGTGTGCTGGTCCCGATTATTGTGGTGGCGGAAGAAGGCCCCGCCCAGCAACCCTACAAACTAATCGCAGGTGAACGGCGTTACACGGCCAGCCGGAAGCTCGGCCTTCCCGACATCCCTGCAAGGCTCTTGACAGACCTCTCCCCTACCGAGCAACGCATTGTCGAACTCGAAGAAAATTTGCGCCGCAAAGACCTTGGGTGGCAGGACCAGTGCATCGCCATTGCCACAATCCATGATGTCCTTTCCCAGCAACATTCCGAGTCCGACTGGACCTACGCAAAAACCGCCGAAAACATAGGCTATGGCCAAGCATGGGTTCAAAGATGCTGCCGGATCGCCAAGGAACTCCACCGCGATAACGTCCGAACCATGGACACGGCGACCCGAGCCTACAATTTCCTGTCCCGTGAAGACGAGCGAGTGGCGGCTGATGCTGTTAGTAACATCCTGTCATCGGCGTCAAAAGCGGCTAATGAGGCCTTCGATGGGGAAGGGGGTATTGATCCCTTAGACGATCTTTTGAACGCGCCCACGGCCCCGGAAAAGCCCGCCAATGCGCCCGCAAAAAGCGCCCGAAATATCCCACCCATTGCGCCGGTCGAAAATTCAATCCTCCAGCAGTCCTTCCTCGACTGGGCCCCAGCCTACAAGGGCGAGCCCTTCAATATAATCCACTGCGACTTTCCCTATGGCGTGAATGTTTTTGGAGGAAAGTGGTCAGGCAAACAAACGACATCTGGCTATCAAGACACGGCAGACATTTATGAAAAACTCATCCATTGCTTATGCGAGAACCTCGATAACATCATGGCACATAGCGGGCATCTGGTGTTTTGGCTCTCAGGGGACATCACGATACAGGCTAAAACTTTACAGATGTTTGCCGACCTTGCCCCTCAACTGGCGTTCTGCAACTTCCCACTTGTCTGGGTCAAGAGTGACAATGTTGGAATTGTCCCAGATCCCAAAAGGGAGCCGAGGCGCATCTACGAAACAGCACTAATTGCCAGCCGGGAAGACAGATTGCTGGTTAAACCCGTCAGCAATGCCATTTCTCACCCAACAAATAAGGAGCATCATCCACACACCAAACCAGAGCCAGTGCTAAAACATTTCTTGTCAATGTTTGTGGACTCTAACACTCGCCTGTTAGACCCAACATGTGGTGGAGGCTCGGCCCTCCGCGTAGCTGAAGCCCTCGGAGCCGAACACGTTCTTGGCCTCGAGATCAACGACGAATACGTTGCGAACGCGAGAAGGGCGCTGCAGCATTTCCGTATTCACCAAAAAGCATCTTCAATTCAAAAGGAGCAAAATGATGAGCAATCCTAAAATCGCAGACAAACTCGATCTTGATCTTCTCGAAAACGCCTATCACCAAATTGGCGACGTTCCCCCTCCACCTCCACCATCTGCAAGGCCAAAGATTGTGACAACACAACCAGCACCTACCAACCCACAACTCGAAATCATTGCCGAAGGCATGAAGCGCGCAGAGCAACTCTTTGCCTCAAAGAACTCCGAGTATGGCGATAGCGGAGACATCCTTGGTAATTTCCGTCGTCTTGCAGAACAACAAGGTGTTCCGATGTCAACTGCATGGATGTTCCTTGCCGGAAAGCACATCGACTCCATCCAGCAATACGTCATCGACACAAGAAACAACACTTCACGTCACCGCTCACAACCTTTCTCCGAGCGCATCGATGATCTCGTTGTTTACAGCTTGCTGTTGCTTGTTATCGCTGCTGAAGAAGGCGCGTAATGTCATACTCCCCCACACTTCCATTCGCACATTCTTCTGGACCCAAGGATGCAAAGATTGCAATTGTGGGGGAGGCATGGGGTGAGCAAGAGGCACTAATCGGCAAGCCCTTCCAAGGTTACAGCGGCCAAGAACTAACCCGCATGTTGCAAGAGGCTGGGCTCTCAAGGCGCGATTGCTTTCTAACAAATGTTTTGGCCTTGCGCCCACCAAACAACGACCTCGCAGCACTTTGTTGCAATAAAACTTCTTGCGGGGAGGGTTATGCCCTCCCCCATCTGGGCAAAATAGGGCAATATCTAAAACCAGAATACCTTCCTGAGTTGGATCGGTTACGCGATGAACTTACCTCCGTGGCTCCAAACCTTATTATCGCTCTTGGTGGCACTGCTTGTTGGGCTTTGCTTTCTACTAATGGGATTGGCGCTTTACGAGGAACAGTTGCAACGTCAACTCTCGTTCCGCATAAGGTCCTCCCAACTTACCATCCCTCTGGGGTTTTACGGAACTGGGCATGGCGACCTATCGCCATCGCAGATTTAATCAAGGCAAAGCGCGAAAGCGAATACCCAGAGATCAAGCGCCCCTCCCGGCGAATTCTTGTCAACCCCACAATTGCTGAATGTCATGAGTGGATTGACCGCAATGTGCGCTCCGAATGTGCTTGCGACATCGAGACAAAGTTCGGAATGATTGAGATGGTTGGCTTTAGCGCCAGCCCGACCGACGCCATGGTTGTTCCATTCTGGGACAAGTCAAAAGGCGGAAACTATTGGCCGTCAGCGAACGTAGAAGGCGATGCTCGCAAGGTTGTCAAGCGGATTTTAGAAAATCCATCCATAACAAAAATCTTCCAAAACGGCCTATTTGACCTTCAGTATCTTATGAAAGAAGGATATAGACCGAGAGGTTGCCGTGAAGATACTATGTTATATCATCACGCTCTTTATCCCGAAATGCAAAAGGGCCTTGGCTTTTTAGGCTCAATTTATACCAGCGAACCAGCATGGAAAACCATGCGGGGTAAAAAGATAACGGAGTTTAAGGCAAATGATTAAAAACATTCTTTTACAAAAACTTAATTATCATCCAGAAACAGGAACTTTTACTTGGAAAAGGACATCTAGGAGAGGCTTTGAAGGGAAACTCGCTGGACATAAGCAGACAAATGGATATATAGCCATCCGCCTTGATGGAAAATTGTATTATGCTCATCGTTTAATTTGGCTGGCTGAAACTGGGAACTTACCTTCAAAGCATATCGATCATAAAAACAGAAATCCTTCTGATAATAGATTTTGTAATTTGAAAGAATGTTCTCGTAAAGAAAACATGCGAAACACAAAAAGGCATGAAAGTCGAATTGGGTATTGCTTCGACAAAACTCATGGCAAATGGAAAGTTTATTTAGACCGGCCAGACAAAAAGAGAATTAATCTCGGCACGGTTAAAACTAAACAAGAAGCAATTGAATTATTGTCAAAACACAGAGAGCCTCTGCCATGCAATCAAGAAAGCACTCACTTCTTGAGGCCGTCATCAACACGGCCTCTGGTTTCGTAATTTCCCTTGTAGTTACAGAGTTCTTATTTCCCGTTTTCGACCTCCACCCATCCTTCGCAGCAAACTTTTACATCACCACAATCTTCACGATCATTAGCATAATCCGAAGTTACATCTGCCGAAGGATTTTCAATCACCTCCATATAAAAGGAGTTCTGTGATGTTTGTTATTGCGACAATGGCCGCAGGGTCATTCATTTATTACATCTTGACAGGATATGAAGGCGCATTCATGGGCTGGCTTGCTCTCCTCTGCATCATTTTAATGTTTGTATAATCATGCCCATCATCGAAACCTCTATGCTGCAGGAAGGCGTGACCCTTCCAGAAAATGAACAAATCTATAACGGACTCGACTGTTGTATTACCCACGAAGTGCTTGAGGCCATACGTGGCCTTGGCGAAGCTCCAAAAATCTACAACTTCGCTCGTGCCTTACAGGCCCCTGTTCTCGACATGATGCAGAGAGGATTTAAGATCGATGGATATGAAAGATCCAAAGGCATCGAAACACTCGAGAAAGAAATTGAGCGCCTTACGGGTTTGTTGGACCGTCTTGCAGATGCTGTTTGGGACAAGCCCCTTAAAGCAAACTCACCAAAGATGCTCCAAGAATTCTTCTTCACCCATATGCGAATTCCAGAAATCTGGACCTCAAAGAAAGGCGAGCGCAAGCTCTCAATGGACCGAGAGGCACTCGAAAAGCTCGACAACTACTATCATGCAAGGCCAATTGTTGCGACTATTCTGGCCATAAGAGACGCCGTTAAACAACTTTCAGTTCTTCGCACCGAGGTCGATCCAGATGGTAGAATGCGCACTTCATACAATGTTGCGGGCACAGAGACGGGGCGCTTTAGCAGTTCAACAAACGCTTTTGGCACTGGCACAAACCTACAAAACATCACCGCATCTCTCCGAAAAATGTTCATCGCAGATCCTGGGTATAAAATCTGCGGGATCGATCTGGAACAAGCTGAAAGCCGTGAAGTTGGATGGCTTTCTGGCATCATTTGCAATGACTGGTCTTACCTTGACGCCTGTTATAGTGGTGATCTCCATACCCTTGTTGCACAAACAGCTTGGCCTTCCCTCGGATGGGGCTCTGATCCGAAACGCAATCGCCAAATCGCTGACACACCGTTCTACCGAAACCTCACCTACCGGGATATGGCAAAAAAGCTCGGCCATGGAAGCAATTACCGAGGCCTTCCCCCGACCATGGCTCGACACGCAAAAATCCCTACCGCCACCGCCGAGCAGTTCCAACGAGCCTATTTCGAGCGATTTGCGGGAATACCAAAGTGGCACCGATGGGTTGCTCAACAACTCCAAACAACCCACAGCATCACCACGCCCCTCGGGCGCCAGCGAACCTTCTTCGGTCGTGCGAACGACGACACGACGCTCCGGGAAGCGATTGCGTTCTCACCGCAGAGCGCGACGGCGGATCGGTTGAACTTGGTCCTCTGGAGGGTTTGGTATCACATGCCAGAGGTGCAGCTCATCGCTCAAGTCCACGACGCTCTTTACTTCCAATATCGTGAAAGTGCTGATGAAGTTGAGATCATTCAAAAGGCCCTGTCACTTTTCGACATAGCCTTTGAACACTCCGGGCATAAGTTGGTCGTCCCCGGAGAAGCCAAGGTCGGATGGAATTGGGGAAATTTTGATCCCAAAATCAATCCTGACGGCTTGGCAAAATTCAAAAACAAAAAGGACGAGCGAAAGCGAACGCCTATCCTTTCACAAAGACTTTGATTTTCAGAACTGGGGCCGGTCGTGGATTTTGTAGATCAATTTGTAAAGTTTACTGAAGAACGCCCATCCCCGGAAATTTTCCGCAAATGGGCAGCTATCACAACTCTCTCCGGCGCGCTCGAAAAGCGCGTCTGGACGATGACCAAAGCAGGACCTCAGTTTGCAAATCTCTACGTGATGCTCGTTGCCCCGCCCGGAGTCGGCAAATCACAGGCAATCAATCCTGCAGAGCAGTTGTTAAAAGCAACAAAGAAATATCACATCGCACCAAACAGCGTCACAGCTGCAAGTTTCATCGACGCGCTCGTAAAGGCGCACAGGACCGTGCTTCTCCCCGACAACAAAATTCTACAATACCATCACATCTTTGTGTTTGCTGCGGAACTCGGGGTGTTCTTAAACACTCACGATCTAAACTTTCTTTCCATCATCAACGAACTGTTCGACCACAAAGACTCCTACCGAGAAGAACGAAGACATTCGCTCAAAGAACCCATCGAGATCCCACGTCCCATGACCACACTCCTTGTTGGATCACAGCCGGGATTTCTTGCCACCCTTTTGCCCGACGCTGCATGGACGATGGGTTGGACCTCACGAATGCTCATGGTCTACTCGTCCACCGCCCCCGATGTTCCGCTTTTTGGCGAATACAAAAACCAAGACAAGATCATGTCGGGACTTGTAAAGAAGCTCGACGAAGTCGCAGATTATTATGGTGAGATGAAATGGGATCAATCCGCGATTGCGGAGATGGAACGCTGGCGCAAAGACAAATGGGCACCTGTCCCTGACCACCCAAAGCTCGCAAATTATCTTCCGAGACGTGGAACGATCTTCATGGTCAAACTTGCAATGATCGCTGCAATGTCAAGAGGGGAGACGCTTGCCATTAGGTTACAGGATGTCGAGAGGGCAAGAGGTTGGCTTTTGGAAATCGAAAGCCTTATGCCTTGCATTTTCCGCGACATGATTATGCGCTCCGACGATCAAGTCATCGAAGAAGTCTTCCAGTATTCTTTCGAGATATACTTAAAGCACAGAACGCCGCTTGCGTCGGCCCAGATCCTGCGCTTTTTGGCCCAACGCACTCCAGCCGAAAAGGCCGAACGCATTTTGTCTTTGATGGAAAAGTCAGGGATCTTCGAGCGTGTAGCAGGCACGGAGACATACATCCCTCGCGCCCGCAATATGCACGGTCTAGCTTAAACCCACTCTATACTGAGTCTCGAATGGGCTTAATATTTAATGCAATACAAAACCCCGTAGTTTTTAGGTTTTGTTTCCGTGCCGCCCGTTGTTGAGTTCGCAACAGTTGTGGTGATTGAGGCATAACCAGTTCCTGTGGTTGCAGCAACATTGTTGACACCTTGTCCACCAACACCGGGAGCTGCGGCACCACCACCATTTGCTCCAGTATAAGAATGGGTATGTCCAGCATCACTAGAAGTAGCTGTGTGGTTATGATTTAAGTATGTATCAGCGGCGTATGTGCCGACAGCTTGACCGACAGCTGCTGGATAAGCAGTGTTTGTGCCTGTGCCGCGAACAAACATACCGCGTAAATCTGGCACGTTAAATGTGGTAGCTCCGTCACCAGATCCCCACGTTGTTCCGATATTAGAAAACAAAATGGAATAAATGGAACGTGACACCGCAGCACCATTTGCACTCAACCAGCCAGCAGGACAACTTGTCATAGCATAGGTCGCCAGCTGCCCGGGAGGTGTAGCAACATTTATGTTGTTGGTGATAAGCTGAAATTGTCCGGTTGTAGAATAATAAGTAACACCATTTACAGTTCCTGCAGCAACTTCATTTCCGATAAGAATAGATGTGCCGGATGTAGTTGGTTTGACGACAGAGATCGGCGCACCACCGTTGACAGAAAGCGTGAGCGCTCCTGTGTTTGTCGATCCAGCAACAAAGTAAAATGTTTGACCGTTTGTTGAGGAAAAGCCTGACACCGTTACGGTCTGCGCATTTGCCGTGCCGCCAGAAGTTGAACCCCAGCCAAGCGTCGATGTGCTTGACGTGTCACCGGTTTGCGTTGTCCAGATCACATTGTTGTTTGAGTCTGTTAATTTCTGGCAATACGTGCCGGAGCCAAAAATTGTTGCACGACCGGCAGCATCAAGCACGACAGGATTTGTGTTGAGAACTGTTTGTCCTGAGTCACTCCATGTATTTTTCAAAACCGTGCAAGCAGGAAAGTTGGAGTAAAAATATACTTTGCCGCTCGCATAAGGCTTACCGTTGCCGTCGATGAATTGCTGCTGACCGTTTGGCAGAAGTGTAGCTGCATTCAAACTTGTGCTTGATAGTAAAAGGGCCGTTAGACCCGCTGTAACCTTTTTCATTTCTTTTCCCTCTTTTTGCGTCTTTCTTGATAAGTCAGTCTACCAGACACAGCCCCAGACGTTAAAGGATTAACAAATGCTGCTTGCTGCATAGCGGGCCCTCGTCCTGCCAAAATTTGATTTTGAATTATAGGACTTTGTAAAAATCTATCCCTAGCTGCCTCATATGCTTTTTTACCACCATACAATGCTGCGCCAGATCCTGCGGCAAACAACGCAGGCATTAATGGCATTTCGCTTCCTTCAAAAATTTGTTTTGATATTTCTGGATAAAGACGCTCAATTGCACTACCAGTTAAACCGCCAGCTGCTGCCGTTCCAAAAATGCCGTAATGACCGCCTTCTCTTCGAGGCGCTTCCTTGCCAATACGTTCTACAGCTCCCGTTCCTTTATTCACAACTTTTGGAATGAGGGAAGAAATTTCAGCAAGTTCTGCCATATTTCCTCTTGCCCGAACTTTCTTTGCGGCTTCTTGTAATTTTGAAACATCTGGAACTCCAGACGGAGTCGCAATCTTAAGACCTAAAAGTGAATTCTTGTAAGCGTTACGCAGTTCTTCCCATAACATTGCGTGAGCAGGATCTGCTCGATAAAAATAATCATAAACAAGATCCTTCATTCTTGCGTTAAAATATTTATTGAGCGAATTTGAAGCAGGATTTAAGTTCTTGTCAATGTAACCATTTTTCTGAGTTAAATTTTGAATAACACTGCCGGACACAGGTGTCAGCAATAATCTATCGCTAAACTTTTGCACCATTCTAAGTAATTTATTTCTTTCAGCATCATCCACAACATCATTTGTAATTTCATTTGCAAGATTAATAATATCATGCGCTAATGCAGTTGTGCCACGATTGACGGAAGGCAGACGAATACCGTTTGCGGCAGTCTCCATCACATTACCGATAGCATCAACAGATTTTCCAACTTCTGTCTCTGTAAAAGGACCGGAATGGTTAAAAGTCTTTCCAACTTCTTCACCGATCTTTTTAACTTGTTCTAAGCCTTGTTCACTTGACACAGCCTGTCTTGCGATTTGTTGTTCTTCTTCGAGAGGAGAAACCTGCCAAGGAGTGATCGGAATATTATATTTATTCCTTGCAAGAATTGCATTCTGTCTTGCACTTTCTTCAATGTGTGGAGCAAACGTAGGGCCCGGGCGCCCAAACGCTAAATGAGTTAAAGGTTGTGCAAATGATCCAAAAAGCGCACCTTCTGCTACTTGTTCTCCGACAGGAACATCTGGGCGAAGCCTTTGGTTGATGAAAGCGTTCATACCTCCAGCCAAACCGCCCCCGACGATTGGAGCTGCAACTCTCTCCGCAGCTGCAACCATTCCGGGTTGACGTAAGGTTCCGCCACTTGGAAATGGTGCTGTGCGTCCAGCTTGCCCAGCCATCCATCTTTGTGCTGTTTGAATTGCAGGACGAAGTCGAGGCACTGCTTGAGCAATTCGTGGGGCAACTGCACCGACAGCGCCCATTCCTGTTAGACCAAGAGCCAAGCCTTGTGCAACTCCACCACCAACCTCTGCAAGCCCGCTTCTAAGTGGATATTCTCTTTCATAAATTTGTTTGCCTTTTTGATATTCTTCGGCAGTTCGTCCTGTAAACGGAGCCATTGCTTCTGGTAAATATCCTGCAAGTAAAGCATTTGCTGCTTCTTCCGCCATTCCCCAAGGAGCAGGTTTTGTTACAACAGGAGCGGGAATTGGTTTGACGGGAACAGGCTGGCCCGCCTGTGCTGGGAGAGGTTGACCTTTTGCTGCAAGTTCATCTGGTTGAATTTTGCTGTCTTCTAAAAATTCCACCCCACCAGTTGTAGGCGCAGCTTCAGTGGGTGCAGTTTCAAGACGTGAAGGGGTCCATTCTTCCGCCCATTCAACTGCGGGTCTTGGGGCATTTTGTGGAGCAAGACGAGAAGGTGTCCAATCACTCGCCCATTCAGCTGGTTGATTTTCAGCATATTGTTCACCACGAACTTCCGGGCCACCGCCCATAACGGAGTTCACGTATTGGGAAACAGGCATGTTTATGTCACGCGCACCAGCCCGTGCAGCTTCCGCATAAGGTCGCCCCGAAAACCAAATAGATGCAGCATCTTTTGCAGATCCATACTTCAAAAGATTGCTGGACATTTGATTTTCAAAAACTTTTTCTTGAGCTTCTGGGCTGTGTAAAAATTCAAATGCAGTTAAAGGACGACCAAGAGCTTTTTCGGTCCAAGATGGGATATTTTCTCCCATCACGCCGTATTTTCCATAAGCCCGATCTGTCCCTTGCTTGCGTTTAATTACAGGACCAAGGGCTGAATAATCATTCCCGCTTTCCATTTTGCCAATACCAGCGCGGAGGCGGGGAAGTTCTGCTAAAGGATTGCCATAAGCCATTTTAATCCTCCCCTAGACCTTCGAACTTGAAAGAATCTGGATGTTTTGTTAGCCAGCGAGTCCAAGCATCTTCTGCAACATTGACGTTAAATTGATGGCCTTTTCCAGCTTCTCTTCTTTGGAAATCCGTCATAAATTCATTTCGATCAAGAGCGAGTTGATTTAGTTTTTCCATGTAACCAAGGACTTTTTTCACACCACTTGCTGTCATACGCATGGACAAAAGTGCTTTGTTGAAGCGATTAAATTCAGCATTTGTCATCCGATTGCCCGGACCAATTGATGTTTTTGCTGCCTCAACATTTTGAAGAAGAGTATTTTTGTCAAATGCTTCAAGGTTTGCAATAACATCTCTTGCTTCTTTTACAGTATCGACACCTAAAAGTGCCCTAACCTCTCCCAGCTCATCATTTGCATCAAGTGCCTGACCTAATTTTGCAAAATTCATTTTTTCTGAGCCAAGCAGTCCCAAATAAGGCTCGATTTTTGGTAAGGTCTGCCGAAGTTGAGTAATTTGAGTTTGCCCAAGTTGAGCATCACGCGCACCTTCAGCATTTTTATCCATGAAAGTATTGAATTGTTTTGCTTGTTCTTTTGACGCTTCTTGTTGAGCTTCACTAGCATAAGTGTATGGTGCCGAGGTGGGGGGAGAAACAGAGGGTTGTCCCTCCCCCCGTTGCGGCACAGCGGCAGGAGGAGCCGACCTGCCCTGCGCAGCATTCTGGGTTAATTGTATTGCTTGCCACCGAGGCATAGGCACAACACCATTAGGTGTATTAACTGGAACAAGCTCATTTTGTTCTTTATAAGTGCCTTGTGCGTTTTCAAGAGCTTTAATGCCTTGTTCGGTTCCAAGCAAAGATCCTTTTACATAGGCTGTCGGGGTTGTTAATCCCTTTTGCTCTTTAGAAAGATAATCCCCCATCATCTTATCAACTTCGGAGTCAGGCAAATAATTCCGCATGGAAGCAAATGCGCCCATCACGTCGGAGGTTTTTAATGGCTGAGTAGCATCATTTAATCTTGTTGCCAGTGGAATAAATGTTTCCTTCGCCAACCGTAAAGAACTAAGATTATTTTCTAGCTGCTTTGCGTGTTTTTCCGCATCCAACTTTCCATAACTTTGTGTAAAATTTAGAAAATCTTTGTAAAATGGAGCAGTTTCTGGATGTTGTGCAGCAATGGCTAAAGATTGTTCGACATTCGGCATTCCAGTTTCTGGATCGATATGGCTCTGTAAAATCTGCCCAAACGATTGATTTGCTTTGATCTGCGCAGCTTGTAAATCTGTAGCTTGTTTTTGTTTTTGCGCTTCAATTCCTTGCAAAGCAATTCCTTGCATCTGCTGCATAGTCTGCAGCGGATTTGGGATGTCAAAGTTTTGTGCAGCTGGTGGTGCAACGCTAGGAAGCTGATCCATAATTCTTGCCCTTTATCAACTAAATGCTGTCGCTTGAGGATTAACCGGAGCAAATGCTGGTGAATTTGTTCCGTAAGATGGTGCGCTTCCGAATATATTACCTTGTAATGCAGCTAATGTGGCTTGAGGTGTTGCCCCAGCCGAACTTTGTGCATAAATATTCGCAAGAGGAGAAGATGCTGCATATCCAGTAGCTTGCCCTGCGCCACCAAACAGCGCATTTGTTCCTGTTGCTTGAGCATTAGCTGCACTCATCTGGCTTCCGCCAAGTGCCGTCCCTGCAGCATTAAAGCCTGCAGCATTAATTCTTGATAAATCTCCACCAAGAGATGTCGCGCCACCTGCAAGTAGATTAGCAGATGACTGGCCTAATGTAGTTGGGCCCATCAGCATGTTGTAGGCTTGGAGATTTTGAGCTAAGTAATTTTGAACTTGTTGCTGATATGTTTGGGACGCAAGGCCTGTGGCAGTTTGGCCAACTTGCTGCACCAAATTACCAGATGATCCAATACCTTTTGCCGCGCCAGCATTAGTCATAGCACCAAGCGTTTGCTGCTTGGCCCATTGATAACCGGGGGTTTGTTCGAGCTGGGCTTGAGTAGGCTGAAAAGTCGAAAGTAAATTCGCGCCACCCCCGCCGATACCAGCATCTCTAGCCCCTGTGCCTGTTAGGGCACTCATCAATTGTTGAATAGATTGAGAGCCTGCCGTTGTATAAGGAGATACCGCTTGTGCAGCCGTATTATACCAATTTTGTGCAGCTTGTTGGGCTTGTTGAATGCCAAGAAGGTCAAATAAACTTGCCGTTTGGCCACCCTGTAACGCACCTGCAGCCGTTTGCCCGGCACCGATCATTCCCCCAATACCTTTGAAAAGGCTTCCAGCAGCAGCCCCTGCCATGGCTAAAGTTACGGGGTCCATCTTAATCTCCTAAATTTGAAGTAGTTATCATAATACTTAACTGCCGATAGGCAAAGGGGTTGTAGGAGTTATTGTGGGCGGCAAGACGATTACTGGAGGTTCAAGCGGTTTAGGGGCCTCTGCATCAATTTCTTCCGGGCTTTTTTGAACTACTTGTAATGTTGTCATATCTATTTTGTGAATTTTATAATGGATTTGACTCGGAATTTCCAAGACAAGTTCACCATTAGCCTTGCGCTGCTCAAAATAAATTTCTTCTTCAAAAGTCTGAGCAGTGATTTTGCCTTCTGGGGTGTATGTTAGAAATATTTTTATCGTCATCTCTGAAGCCCCCATACCAAAACACTTACGTCCGATGCGACAGACGCGATTACTTGAACCTGAGCGGTTGTAACATTTGCAGGAACATAATAGTTAAACTGAATGCTTCTTGGATAAAGATTTCTATTGCCGTTAAAAACCCACGGGACAAAAGCATATGTAGTCGAACTAAAACCCCCAGAATTATAAGACGGAGAAGCATACAAACTAAATCCGGGTTGACTTGGATACTGCGCTATTGGTGATGCAGAGGAGTCTGCAAAGATCGGCACACTATCAACCACAGTTCCATTGACGTTTATATTCAAAGTTCCAGAAGATGAACTTGTATTCAAAACACCATTAAACAAACCAAGAATACAAAGCGAGCTGCCCGGAACAGTTGTTAAAGTGACCGAAGCAGTTCCTGTATTACTCGATTGTGCAGCAACTCTAGATACCGCATTGTAACCAATGGTATCAGTTGTAACTGCCCCAATATCAATCTTTTCCGTTACAATCGACTTTGCAAAAATCTTGTCAGCAACAATCGCGCCTGCAGCTATTAAGTTCGATGTGATCGCATTCGCTACAATTTTAGAAGTTGTGATTGAATTGTCAGCAATTTTAGTTTCAGTGATTACACTATCTGGAAGTTTGTCGGTTGAAACCGATCCATTGGCGAGTTTTGTTGTAAGAACCGCGCCGTCAGCAAGATCATAAGAAGTAATGTTTCCGGGTTGAGTTAAAGCAGTTAATAATAATTGGGTCTGCCTTGTCGGCAATCCATTCGCATCAACCATTGGTGTTGTGGAGTTTGGGACGCTTTTTAAGACTGACACGTCAAGTCTCCATCTTCTCGACTTGTATCCACGCGCCGTTTAATGCTGCCGCACAAGGCGCAGTCCATGAAAGTTCAAAAACACGATCTCTTGCAAAACCAAGTCTATTCCAAGAAGGAACTGCACGGTATTGACCAGACGTGCCGAGCGATTGTTGCAACCCATTGCCAAAACTCACACCACGATCATCACTCCAGCGAAGGGTGATTTGAGGGTCATCATTTGGATCAATGTCTGTGCCGACTTCAATGTCAGCCATGAAACTTGAATAACTTACACGATCTCCATCCATAACAAGATGCGGAAAGGAGCGAAGACGTAAAATTGCGTCCCCATTGTCTGTGTAATTGTTTAGATCAAAAGCGTAGAGTTTACCGTTTTGCCAATCGCCTACAATCGTTTTGTTGTAAGCATGTGCAGCGCAATTTGCTCGATGTCTTACCAAATTTCCATTTTCGTCCAGATACCCACGCTCATGCCAGAGTTGAGTTGAAAGATCATAACACCATGTGGCATTTGCAGATGGAAAGGACAGGAAATAGAAAATGTGTGAACCTTGCTGATAACAAAATCCAATTGCGTCAGAAATTATGTCGTATTTTCCAAGGGCGTCGGCAATAGCTGGGGTGGAAATAACGTCAGCTTTATAAGCCGTGCCCATCATAACCAATGCTTGGCCGTTGTTATCTTCTGAAAGCCAGAAAATATTCAAGCCCCATTTCGCCAAAGACCTTAAAGCCGCGATCCCATGTTGAATAAACACTCCGGGGATCTCTTGAAAAGGAAATGGGTAAGAACCAACATCAGTCCAGACTTCTGTTGTGCGTCTTCCGAAAGCCCAGATTTCTCTATGAACCGTGTCAATGATTTGGAGTTGATCTGCATCTCCAGAGATAGTTGCCACACCAAGAGCGGGATAGGTTGTGGCATTGGAGTCACTAGATTGAAGATTTGCGTTTTGGGTTGATGAAACCAAGAATGTGTCAATGTAACGAATTTGATTTCCACCCAAAAAGTTTTCTGGAATAAACACGTCAAATTGTAATGATGTTAAATCAACACTCCAGCCCTGTGTCGATCCATCTAAAATAATAAGCGTGAACTTATTATCATACATAGACACAAGCCCAGACTGTGATGTGATTGTGCCTAAAGCCTGTAAGGCAAAGTTATCTGGCACGTAATAAACAGTGTTCCCGATGACGGCAAAAAGCAGCCCATTGCTTGCCGTGTAAAGCTGACGCACTTCAGCAATAATTCCTTGCGCTAAAGGCGTCAGCCCCGGAGTGCAGTAATGAGTGTAAGGAACTTCAGCATCCTTGGTATTTTGCTCTGGATATAAATTTATGCAGCGCTGGGCGTTTGCGATAACGCTCCTCGCTTCATAAGCACCTTGAACAAGTTGGATCTGAGGCACGTTCCTATCACCTATTACGTAGCAGACATTACGTTAGCAACCCAAACGCCGTTCGTTACAGCGATGAAAAGCACTCTTTTAGCTGCAGCATACGAAACACCGGTAGCGCCAGCCGTGCCGTTGATCGTGTCAGAAGCAAGAGCAAATACCGTGACAGCATCTGCACTATCTGCATTGTAAAAATACACAACGCTACCAGCCACAGCGGATGGCAACACAACACCATAGTTGCTGGAAGTCGAAACCGTCACAACATTGGAGCCGAGGGTAAGCGAAGGAGTTGTTGAAGCACGGGATGTGCCGACAGCCGTAATGCCATAGTTTGTCTGCCACTGCGGAGTAGCAAGCAAGTTTTCAAGCACAGCGCCATCTTGAAGCGCATAACCGTTTGGGAGACGATCAGGTATTGCCATTTGATTTACCTCGTTTGGTCGCTGTAAATGTTGTAGACGCTCGGTCGGACCAGATTATCCGGCATCACAAGAGAAGGTATTTGGGTATTCGCGGAGCGCACCGTCTCCATCGAGTCTTTCGCCAACCCTTCATAAGTTGGATCTGGCGGAAGCCTATACGCAGCGCGAGTTCTTATCACAAGATTATAATGCAGCGCCGCGAGGTATTCGGGAGGAAAGTTAAATGTCGATGTGAGGTCATTAAATTCTGAGAGCGTTTCCTTTAATAAGATATGAACTTCGTAAAGGCTCGCTTGCGGAAGCGGCCATGGATAAATGTAACCCATTGGCCAATCGGAGTCGTAAAAAATGCACTGCGAGAACGACACCAATTGCTTCAACGTAATTCTTGCGTAATCCTCGCGGGAGAAAAGCAATTGGAGAGGATAATCTACCGCTTGTGTGCCGTTCGCATTCGGCAGCATTCTAAAATACGCGCTTTCCAGTTTGTCAGGCCGGACAGGAACGTCAATATCCCCGCCCGGGCCAACACTGTATTTAATCGCACCAGTTGACACCACGCTTTTATCGATCAAATGCCAGACCATCCAGCGTTTCACGCGCCACTGGGCGATCATCATGTTCAAACGTATAAGCGCGTCATTCACGTCTTCAGACAAAAGGGTCTGACCAACGCCCAACACACCAGCGTCTTTATAAGCAAGCGTGATAATGTCGAGCGCCGTGGTCATTTAGATGTCCTTGACGTTAAGGGCAGGTTTGTTAGAAGACACAGAAGTATTTGATGAAGGTTTCGGCTTTGCAGTTTCAGCAAGTTCCTTCTGTGCCTTTAGTTCAGCTAACTGCGTCTTGGCCAGTTCTAGCTCTACAGCTTTCCGGTCAAGTTCAGCTTGCAATTCGTCTTCACGAGTCTTGAATGACCCTGGCTCACCTTTTGTGATGAAATCAATTTCTTCTTTCGCGTCCCCAACAATAATCGGGAACTCCTTTTTCTCATCCTTATACCCGACAACTTTCGGATATTCTTGAAATTTATATTCTGGAAATTCCATAGTTTCATAAACACCGAGATATGGGCGAACTTTAGCCATTTACTTGCTCCTTACGAGTGAAGGGAGAGGGCAAAGTGCCCTCTCCTTTTGGTGATTAGATGATGTCTGCGACAACAACGGCCCACTCAGGACGAACCCAAACGTAACCGTAAAGAACGTCCAGACGGGTGATGAACTGATCCGACTTAATGTCAAAACCTGTCACCATACGCATCGAAACGCCGTCCATACGCTCTCTTGCAGTTTCCTGCATGTTCTTTGGCAGCTCAAGATCGGCAGTTGCCATCGTGACTGCATCTGGAACAAACGCAAGGTTCTTACGGTAAACGCTGGAAGCAAGCGTCAGTGGGATGATCGCTGCGCCGTTTGCAGGAGAAGCATCAACCGTCTGATACTGAACCGTTGAACCACCAGATGGTGGAACGATTGCAGGATAAATAGAGATTGATGTTGCGCCCGCAGCGGCGGCTGCCGTTACAACGAACTGCTGTAACTGACCCGTTGACACTTTGGTGATGCGGTTGACTGCGTTTACGCCAGCAAACGTGATGATGTCGCCTTGTGCAAGCGGGCCACCAAGAGCGTTTGTCGTGATCGTCGTGCCGGTCTGACCGCCGCCAGAAACCGTCAACGTGCCAGTGTATGCGCCGGTCGTGTGCTTGATAACCGTCTGGTCTTCGAACCAGTCGAAGCCAATCGCGTTATAAACTTCACCCTTGCGATACTGCTCAGAGATCTCTGTCGCAGGGTTCAACAGGCCAGAAAGGTTCTGGACCGTGCGGGCCATGGTGACAGGATCAAGAATGAACTTGCGGGAGTCAGTTGGAGCCGAGCGCAAGCTCAACAGTGCTTTCGCATTCAAGAATGTTTCCAGCGTAGGCTTCAGCAAGTTACCAGCGGAGTCGAAGTTGCCGACGAGGTTGGACACGCCGCCTTCAACACCTGACATCACGTCTGCAGCGACAGCGCCGACGAGGTTGTTTACAGCTGGCGCAAGAATTCGCTTAGAATAGTCGTCCAAGCTCATCGTGCGTTCAACGCTGTTAAACGATACGTCAACGCCTTTTTGGGTGGCGAGGGTCAGCGTGGTGCTGGTTTCCGCCGTATCTTGGATCTGCGCTACAGGGCCCGAACGAACCGTGTAATCGTTAGGCAGACGGATGCGGAGGCTCTGACCGATTTTCGCGCCGGTCACAGCAAACTGGTCATCATACTGCGTATCGATGTGCTGCAGGAAGGAGTTGGTGTTTACCCAGAGGCGCACGGCCTCACGGGTAATCATGTTAATTGTTAAAATTGTATTTGACATCTCTAAGTCCTCTGGGTTACGCGCTCACGGCGCAGTTGTATTGTCAAAATACAAAGGGAGTCCTTTGTTCATCTGACGGAGCCTGCGACCGTCTCTTGACAGGCAACCCAGATCGCTTACCCTGCGATCAGCAAGGGGAGGACGTTTAAGGTGTCCTCGCCTACCTTTTGCGACGAGCTATAGCTTGCTCATTGCGAAGTCTTACCCATTCTTCCATTGAAATGTTCGGGTCGTCAAGTGTTGCCGGGGCACTTCCAATCCCTTGAACCTTCGGAGAAATCGGGGGTGGAGCCGATGTTACTCTTTTGGGTGCCGTGACTGCTGATGCGAGCTTAGCAACTGCCACAGCCTGTCTGGCGGTTGGCAGGAGTGCAATTCGGGCAGCTTCGTCAGGATTTTTAGCCAGATGGTAGAGGACTTCGTGTGGGTTTCCGGTTTCAATCGCGGCTTCTGTAAGCGAAGTCGGAATGCCACCAAGGATTTGAGCCATATTGTTAAGCTGTGGAGCCCAATCGCCATACTTCGCAAGCCCCTCATTCCAGATTTTATCAGTTGTAGACTTCCATTCATTTTGCTTCGCCAGTTCTTGAGCCTGACGGTAAATTTCCATCTGGACTGCTTTCGGGTCAATCGCCCCGGAAGGTGTGTCATATTGCTGCGGCGCATATTGCGGAGTCTCCATCGACGCAAGACGTTCTTCAAGCTCACGCTTTTGGCGGGTCAACTGCCCAATGCGGTCTAAAAGTCCCTGCGGCGGCTTGTTTTCAGTTTCAAGTGTGACAGGAGCCTCTTGCGGGGCCTCGGCAACTGGGGCCTCAACGGGCGCTTCAACTGGAGCAGCTACCGGGGCCTCGATAGGTGCCGCCCCCGCCTCGCCTTCGGCCTGACGGTTTATGGTGTTGTAAAATGTTTTCATGTTAGGCTCCTTTACCTTTCTTCATTTGTAAGACGCCCTCACGCCCTCGACGTAACGTCGCATCCTTGATTAAAGCATCATGTATCTCATCTTTTAACACATCATCCATATTTGTAGTTAATAATTGTGCAAGTGTGGCTCTTGCGGCATCAAGATAAAGTGGCCAGCAAGACGACACGTAGGCTTTAAGATCCCGATGCTCTTCGTAAAATTCGTTGCTTCGTGAGGCCCAGCTTTCGTAAACCTCCTCTGCCATTTTCTTGGCAGTTTCCGCAACCATTTTATGCGCATGTGCCCCTTTACCGGGGAGTTTTACAAGTGGCTCTCTCATCTTGGCTCCTTAATACGGCAATAACACATTCACGTCTCGAGATACATCATCATTTCCGCTATAAACATACTCATTTCTTAGCCGAACCCCCTCCGGCATATAGTCATAATAAGCGCCCTGCATAAACGGCCCAAGGCGTGTTTGCGGATCTGTGTAAGAATTCCAGATAAATTTAGGCATGTCATACCAAGCTGGCCATTCTTGGTTTGGCGGGCGCAAAGCATTTTGTTGTCGATAATCTTCAAACGATTGCCCAGACAACGGATGCTCTTGGTATTCCTTTTTCTGCATTTCATAACCGTGGCGCATATACGCCAAGTCTTCGGGTGTAAATCTTTGGTTTGTGATGTCGTAGTTTTGACCAAGAGTTGATGCCACCAACTGACGCAAATTTACCGGATATAAAGCATTCAACATGCTTTCTTCCGGCGTCTGCGTTTGATACAGAGCATTCGCCTCTGGATCTCCAATTGACGGCATAAACTCAAGGCTAAACTGATCCATCTTATCGCCCGTATTTCTCGTAATATTGCTGCGTCCTGCGGCCACGCTCGGCTTCATTCTGTCCCAAAAGCGCGTCAATTGCTCTTGTGACGTAATAGTTTAAGTTGCCTTCCCATTGATCGCCTTGGGTTGAGGCAGTTTGCTGTGGAGTAGCGGCTTTTTGTCCACCTTTTCGTTGCGCAGTTTGTTTTGGACGCACCTTGCTAGAACTTTCTGTGCGTTTTGGTTCTGTAAATTGTCCAGTTCTTTCCGCTCCCGGAGCCATCGGTGCGAGAGGATATTGACTTGCAAACGAGCCTTGTCCCATACCTTGCGGAATACCACGCCCAAATCCACGCATGTCAACATTTCCGACATTCATATCTGGAAGGGTGTAGCGATTTGGTTCTCTTTGTCGCCAATCCTCAGAAAGTATAGGCATCATTCCTAATGTGCCCATACCAGCTCCGGGAATTGCGGCCCCAGCGGCCCGACTGAGCATTGAACGATCAGCCCCGCCATAGCCCGGACGGAATTCCCCTTCAACTGGCGGCGCACCTTCATACACAGGCGTGTATTCAAGGCTTCCACGCCCCGCAGGACCCCTCAGCACATTCCCGGTCACATCTCTAAACTCACCATACGCTCCATTTGGTGCTTGGTATTCGCCGCGAGGAAAACGATCTGCCTCTGAGCCAACATAGCGGTAGGAAGGAACTTGGCCCCCTTGGCGAGCTGGAAGACCTCCGGGTGGAATTCCGGCAGTTTCTGTCTGTGTCATAACAGGCATCGTCGAACCCCTTGGGGCTAACGTGCCGAAACGAGGCGGCTCACCCGGAATTCCTTCTGGCACAAAGTCCATGTTGGAATACCGATACATTTCATTTCCGGGCCTACCATATGTCATGCCATACGTGTTGGACTGAAATCTATTCATGTCCCTCGGCACAGCATTCGGCCAATAAGGAGCGCCCATTTCAATCGGCCCACCCGGAGGCGAAGGGGCTCGACCTCTTGGTGTAAAGCCTAACTCCCCGCCATAATTCGACCTACGGTAAATGTCTTCACCCGGAATACCATGAGTGAAATAATACTGGTTTGCCTCAAATCTGTTCATGCCTCTTGGCACGTCAAAACCAGCATTAATCGTTGGCCCTTCAGCGCCCGGACCACGCCCTCTTGAAGCCTTCGGCGTAAAACTTAATTCTGGACTTCTAAAAATCCCTTCCGGCGTCTCACCACCCCCGGCCATTTCCATCGCACCACGGGGCCGCGAAAGAGGAGACATTGCAGTTCGTCCATAAGGAGCCATACCTCCAGCTGCGCCAAGACCAAGACCCAGCATGTAAGGATCTTCTTGTTCTTGCGCTGTAACTTGCCCACGACCAAATTCTTCTGGATGTTTTGCGCGGAGTTCTTGAAGACGTTTGATTTCAGCCTTTGTTTGTGCTTGTTTTGCCTTGAACTTTGTGCCGACAGGAGTGCCCATGTCTGCGCCGCTCAATTCCTCGCCAATAGCGCCCAACGTGCCATAGATCCGCTGTAACGGACCGATGTCGCCAAGATAAGGATTTTCCTGCCCAGCTAAAAAGGCTTCCTCTTGTGAAGTGCGCTTCGCCATCTCAAATCCCCTTAAACCACAATTGTAACAATGCACGAAAGAACAAGCACAATCAAATGTTCTTTCTTGATTTCTTTGAGCTT